TATTGTACCAGTAACATCTTGTAAGCTACCTCCGATTCGGTTTACACCAGGAACTGTATCAGCTATTGATTGTTGTAATTCAACAATTCTTTGTCTACCTTGAGTAAAGGTTTTGTTGATTTGGTTAGCTCCGTCGGTGAGTCTTGTTATGGCGTCGGCAAAATCTCTCACACCGATGTTAAGCATCTTTTTGAGGTTTTCACCAAAACTACCTATATCATCACTATTCTGTGTACCCTCACCAAAGTTAAAATTATCTTTTGCCATATGTTATATAAATACAAAAGGACTGATTTTTCAGTCCTTCTTATTATCTTCAAGCCATTTATCTAACAAATATTTTCTAACAAACAACGGCATTTTTTCAAAATCCGTCCAAGTAATTCCCAATAATCTGTTAAGATAATAGAATTCGTCTATTTGCCCTTTTCTATAATCAGAAGAAAGGACGAAAAAACTCCACCCCGAAACCAACATTTACTGTTAGTTTTTCTCCTGATGGGGCTATTGCTTCTCTGGTCATATCCAGTCTTGGTTCATTTTGGTTCATAAATTGTCTGATAAATTTGGAATCTCCAATTGGCATTGATTCAACAAATTTAACAATTTCAGCTCTATCGGTAACTCCGTTCACTTCTACGATTTCTTTATTAAGTCTCCACGTAACTCTTGGAGCCGTTCTACCTTGAGGATAAGAATCAATCATTTTTTGAATCTCATTAATGTCTCCATAAGTCATTGGTTTTAACTTAACAGTCGCTTCTGACTTTGGAAGTGTTACAATAAATGTTCCGTCATCACTTGGAGTTTGTCCTTTAACAATTGATAGTTGGTCCAAAACAACAGTTGTTTTGAATGGTTTCTTTGTTTGAGGGTCCACCAAATTAAGTTCAACCTCAGGACCAAAGCCTGTGTTTCTTAAGAATACCAAAATAGCCTCAACGTCACCTTCCAACATATCTTCAATTTTCATATCTGGTTCATACAACTTACTTCTAAGTAAATTATATGTAAGGTCTAAACCTCCACCCATAAGAATGTTTTCGTCAGCCGCTGTGAGGTATCCCACCTTAACCGCTTTCTTTTTGTTTTTATAGAAAAGTCCCTCCGAGGGTAACTGTACCATGTCGTGGGGAAGGGTCAAATTTTGTTGACCGTATTGTCTTGATTGTTCGTCCATATAAAAAAAATAACCGTAAAGTTTATGTCTTTACGGTTAAATATAAAAGGTTTTAAATTTTTGTATATAGTATTAGTAAACTAACACACATCTGTCCATTCTCAAACTACAAGTGATATCTGCAAGTGCGTCTGTAGCGTAACTTAATGCACCGAAGTTAACATCAGTTAGGAATGTTCCATAAAGAATCCACTTTTCAACTACCACACCTGTTGGGTCAAGCATCTCAAGGTCGATGTCTTTTTTATAACCCGCAGCGTATCCCATACGACCTGTTACAGATTCAGCGTGAAGACGAACCCATTCCATAAGTGCTTGAGCTGCTGATGGACCGATTGGGTCTCTGAACTTCACAGAAATTGGGTCCCAATTGAATCTACCCGCAACGAAAGTTGATGTATTAAGAAACTGAATTTCAGTTGCTGCGATTTTGATAGAAGGTCTTGCCGCGGTCTCTACAAACCACTCATTAATCCCCAAACTTGAAGGAAACCTTAAGATGAATCGATTCTGACGTTTCGGTTCGTAAGGTATCGGCATTTTCATCAGTAAATCAGCCATATTATTAAATTTTTGTTTTCAGTGTTTATATGATATAAATATAGGTATATCGAAAATTTTTCTATTTACTTCAATTTTTAAAAAAAGTACATTTATTGCACTTCCTTCTTAATTCCTCCAGCAGTAGAATAAGTTTTTACTAAATTATCTGGTTTATCTTTAAATGCTTTTCTCATTACTTCTACGTTCTTAGGGTCATCATCAGAGAAACCAATAAGAGGTTTAGTAGGAACAAATTTATTTCCTATATCATTTTTTAACCAGGCTCTTTTATTAAGTATCGCAGCCATACCTTTGATATAATCCACGAAATCGTTCATCGCTTTCACCTTCGCCTCTTCAGGATTTGTCGCCCCTTTTTCGTCTCCAAAAGAAACGGGGTGGTATTTGTTGAGGGACAAATATGAATCGATTAATTCTTTGTCCGACATTTCATCTTCGCCTAAGAAAGACCTATATTTTTTAAGATTCTTAATAAGTTCGTCTTTTGAAATACCTTCGAAGTCATTCACAATGTAATTGTATACCGCTTGTTTTAGTGTTTCAGGGTTGTGACCACGGGCTGTAATTATAGAAAAAATCGAACCATTATTAATCGCTTCTTTAAAATCATTAAATGCTGGTCCCACTTTGGCTTTCATCGAATCAATCAAAAAGTCTTTATCTCCCTCTGTTCTGAAGTTTCTAAATGGATTTTCTGCATATCCCACAATTGTATGACCGTTGTAATCGAAATCTTTTTTTCCAACCTCGTGTCTGAACTCCGCAAAGTCTTCTGTGGACATACCTACTTCTTTTCCCTTCTTATCTTTAAGAACAATCTTGGTTGGCATGTGCACAATGTTATCGTCCCAGTCAAAAGCGTAATATTTTAAGTCTGGGGTTTTCTCGTCTTTGAACCCTTCTGTGAATTCTTTTTTCATTCTATTTGGCTAAAAAATGGGGGGAACTGGTCCCCCCGTTTTTATTAGATATTTTCAAACGAAGCACCTGTTGGTGTGATGAAGAACTCAATATCTATGAATTCTAACGCCTTCGTTGGTTTAAGATAAATTTTACCTGTTAATGTATTTCTATCCAAGTCTTCAGGTGAAGATGATACAGTCACACGGAAATCGTAAAGACCTCTATCTCTTCTGATTGAATCAAGGATTGGGTTTACACTATCCAAGAATTGTTGTCTAACTACTTGGTCGTTTTGTTCGAACAACAATCTTACCGCAACCGCTGAAATCAACTTACGAGCTTGTAACAACAATCTTCTAACGTTAAGTCTGTTGAGTGCTGTATCTGCCACTTGAAGTGTTTTGTTACCCCAAATTACAGTTCCTACGTCTGCGAAAGTTGCGATTGGGTTGATTCTACCTTGATAAAGAGTATCTCTATCTTCTTGAGTCAACTTAACTCTCGCTTTGATTGAGTTAACAAGACCTCTTGTGTAACCCGCTGATGCGAACCATGGGAATGAAATGTTATCTGTTAACGCTAAGTTTCTACAAACTTCACCTGTTGGTGGTAAGTAAATTTGTGTGTTGTTAACAGTATCTCTCACAAGTATCCATGGGTAGTAAGTTGCTGTGTAGTTAGAATCGATTCCTGTATTATCCAAATTATCAACCGCTTCTTGAGGGTAGATAATGTCTAGTGAACTTGTTCCATCTGGTGTAAACATCTGATAGTCAGGTGTTGTAGCAATGTAAACCGAATCCGCTCTTTGGAATTGAATCATATCAATCGCTTCTTCAACCAAGTTTGAGTTATTAACGTAATCTATACTTGAAGTTGCAAATACGTTGATATTTGTCGCTTCGGGATTTCTGAAAGAAAGAATACCAAGTAAGTAAGCGTAGTAGTCAGTGTTTGCAAAATCTTGTGTGTTGTTTTCAACTACAATTCTCTTGAACAATCCTTGACCTGTCGCTGTCGGGTATCTTGTAGAAACCGCAGCTCCTGCTAAGTAACCTGAAGCTCCAAGTTGGAATCTATCCGCATTTGTTCTATATTCTCTGTAGATATCCCAACCATCGAATCCACCTGCAAAACATACTGTGTATTTTCTTGAGTAAATGAAGTAGTAAGGATTTTCTTGAGTCTCTGGGTCGAATCTGAAGTCTGCAACTCCACACTCAAATGCTGGACTACCACTTGTTTGATATGAATTAGCAATTGATACAACTGTTGCTCCTGAGTCCATGTGGAAACCTTTACTTAGGTAGTTCCAAGATGCACCTTCAACAGGTGCTGGTGCTAAAATCCAGTTTTGAGGATTTTGTTTACCTTTATATGTTAAGAAAGATTCATCAATACCTATTGATGTAGAAAAACCTAAATAAGTTCTTCTAACTACATCACCAGGAGACTCAACTGAGTTATCTCCATTTGGTGTACCAAACGGTGGGTTAGCAATTGTTTCACCAGGGAAATAATATTTTGTTTTGAATTGAGGTACAGGTGAAGGGTTCGATACTGAAGCATATTCTCTTTGTGTGTAACCGTAGAAACCACAAGGTAATGCGTCAATTGGAGCTTCATCAGACATCTCAACCATTATGTATTTTGAAATAAGAGCGTATTCACCATTTGATGAACCAATCTTCTTAGCAACAAAGTTGTTAGAGTTAGGGTCCATGTTACAGTTAGTGAATTTCTCAATCACTATTGGATTAGCATCTGTATCGAAGAAATTTCTAACAAGAACATCAAAAGTCATGTTATTGAAAGAAAGGTTAGCGATTGAAACTTTAACTTCAACGTTTGCTGCGTCTCCGTCAGATATTGAAATAAATCTGAATAATTTGTATACCTTATTACCTCTCAATTCTGAAACCAAATATGGAGTCATAGGTGATTGATACTTTTCTAAGTTGTAAGCGATTGAACTTGAATCTTCTGTTCGCGCTCCTGGTAATCCGATTAACTCACAATCTAATCCACGAATGTAACTTTGATTGTATGCGTAAGCTAAAGACGATGGGTAAACTTCCTCAACATAAACAGGAACTTCTTGTCTTGACTTACCGAAGTTATCGAAACCT